TTTAATCGAATGGTTGATTGGATTGCTTCAAGACCTCAAATACAAGAGGAAATGACAGAACAAATAGCTGATATGGTTGAAAAAGAAACTGAAGCTAAAGGAGTAGCTGTTGTTGTTAAGGCAGAACATTTTTGTATGACCGCTCGTGGTGTTAAAGAACATGAAAGTGATATGTTGACATCTGTAATACGTGGTGATTTTTTAAAAATAGATCATTTGAAAGCAGAGTTCTTTTCTCTGTTAAATAATATGAAAGGAATAAATGAATAAAGAAAAACACGCGATATATATTCCAGCATATAGTGATGGTTTAATGTCAATGTTTTATAATTATACGGACAATGAGATAAGTAAAAAGTATCAACCAGATTTTGAAAAAAAGAAATCTTTAAGAATTTTTAATAAAGAGTTGGATCCTTATTTTACAAATCCGTATATTTTAATTTCTGCTGGAACACAGTTTAGAAAAGAAAATTTTCGTGAAAAGTTACAGATAGGGGAAGAATGTCATATCTTTGTGGATAGTGGTGGGTTTCAGTTGGCTATGGGAACTGTAAATAAAGATGTGTTTACTGATGAAGTAGCTTTAAAATGGTCTGAAGCTAACGGTAATATTTTTCCTATCCTTGATAGACCGGCATTTTCTAAATTATATGATTATGATTATAGTTTATCTAAATCTTTAGAGTCAGCGGAGTATTATGCGAAGAATGCAAAGTCTGAATCTAAAGTTTTAAATGTAATGCAAGGTCAAAATAAAACGGCAATGGAACAATGGTATAAACCAATGTCGAAGTTTAAAACATTTAATGGATGGGGTTATGGAGGATCAAAAGGAAATTTAGAATTAATAGGTAATGTACTTTTAATTTTATTGAACAATGGAGAATTTGAACGTGATGAATGTGAATATTTTCATTTGTTCGGATTTAGTTCATGTGAAATTATGTTGTACATGGAATATATACAACATATTTTTAATAAAAAAGATATAGATGTTCAGCTTACTTATGATTCTACCTCATGGAATAGAGGTTGTGTTTATGGTTCATATTTTCTAGGAGGTAGATTTCATGGGGGAATAACTTCTATGGAAGAAATGAATTGGACTAATACGATTGATTATAAGAATTTAAATAAAGAGTTTAGATTTCCTTGTGTATGTCCTATATGTACAGACTTAGTAAATTCTTATGGTTTTTTTAATACATATAATAAGAAAGATGAATTAACTTTTTATAAGTTTAATCAAGTTATACCATTTCATAATTTAAAGCTTCAAATGGATTTTAATGAGAAGGTTAATAAAATTGTTGCATGTAATATGAAAGAAGTATATCAAGAATTTTTTAGGGGTAAAATTGTTCAAAACTTAGAAATTATAGATAAAGTTTTTGATAATCCTAAAAATCCTGATAATCCATCAATATTGGCTAGTGTTTTTGTACAAAAACCATCGAAAACTATTCCAACTGATATATTAAATTCTTTTGGAAAGTAAAAGATATATAAATACTAGTGGAGGTGTAATATGTCTGAAGAAGAAAAACCCGATAAGAAGGGTTCATTAAAAATTAAATTAGGTGCTGATGATAGTGCTTTAATTGTTCGTACAGATGGTTCAGTTGAACTTTTTAGTCGTGAGCTTCAAGGTCAAGATGGTAATTACCTTGGTGATTTAGAGGATTTAAATAAGACCTTTACTCTTGTTTTAGCCTTTGCTGCATCATTAGAAAATGAGCAATTATATGCTAATCTTTTTCAGAATTTAAATAATATTTTACACCGACAATGGAATAAATTACCTACTGATGAAAAACAAAAAATAAATGAAATTAGATTAAAACATTTATTAGAAAAAGATGAAACTGATGGAGAAATTAAATCTGATCCTAAATCAGACCCATATCAAGATTTACAATCTCGAAAAGAATGGTTAGAAAAATGGAAAAAAGAAAGTGAAAGAAGTAGAAGAATGTTTGAAGATTTCTTTTACGATCAACAAGGTGAAGGTCAATTTCCACAAGAACAGGAAGAAGGACCTAGAAGAAAAAAGAAGAAACAAAATCCTCTTAATGTGCTGAGAAATGTTGACTGGAATCCTTATGATGAAACTTTGAAAGCTAATATGAGAAGTGATTGGAGAGTAGATCAACCACCTCCAGAGGAGAATTAAATGAATCCGTTTCAGTATGCTAATGACTTGATGAATAAAAAAGATTATGATGGTGATTGTATTCGAGAAAGAAAAGATTATAAAGCGTTTTTTGTAAATCGTTCTTTATCCTACCAACCTGATTTAATCCATTACGCAAATATGATGAATGAGAATCCGATGGTCGAGACTAAAGCTCATTATGATTTTCTTCATCAGACAGTCGAGAAAAAGAAAAGGCCATTTCGACCATGGATAAAAACAAAAAAGTTAGATGATTTGTCTATTGTTAAAGAATATTACAAATATAGCAATAAAAAAGCATTAGAAGCATTGAATATTCTAAATGAGGACGATATTCACTATCTAAAACAAAAAATGAGTAAAGGTGGAAAATCTCCATAGTATAAATATTATATAATGATTTATTATTGAATTGAAAGGAGATGTTACAATGGAAGATAGTATTAAGTGGTCAATAGATGATATGGTTGAAGTGAAATTGAAAGAAGATGATGATTTTTTAAAAGTCAAAGAAACCCTCACACGCATTGGAATAGCTTCAAGAAAAGAAAAAAAGTTATTTCAATCATGCCATATATTACATAAACAAGGAAAATATTATATTGTTCATTTCAAAGAACTTTTTGCTTTGGATGGCAAAGCTACAAATATTTCAGAAAACGATCTTGAAAGAAGAAATACAGTTGCCAATCTTTTACATGAATGGGAACTTGTAAAACTTGTTGATGCTGAAAAAGCACAACCTACAGTACCAATACGTCAATTAAAGATTTTACCTTTTGGTGAAAAAGATGATTGGGATTTACAAGCAAAATATAGTATTGGAAATGTTGGAATCAAATCAGCTGATGAACATGAAGCAAAAGGAGCCACGGAAATTGATTCTAATTTATTTGAATGATTGGAGATTGTATGAATATTAAAGTTGTAAGAATGATTAGTGGTGAAGAATTGGTAGGTGAATGGAATGAAGAAGAAAATTCTATTAGTAATCCGGTTGTAATGGTTCCTATGTCAAAAGATAAATTAGGATTTGCACCTTGGTTACCATATGCTAAAGAAGAAAAATTTATTCTAAAAGATCAACATATTATGGTTATTGGCACACCTGATACTAATTTGATAAATGAATATAATAGAGTATTTGGCTCAGGTTTAGTTGTTCCTGAGGAATCAAACTTAGTTCATTAAGATAGTTTTACTTGCTTTTTCCACCCTTTTTTGATATAATTATATAATGAATTTCTATACCTACGTTGGTTTAATTAAAAATAAAATATATTGTCGTTGGTTTCAAGATGATAATGAATATTCTTCTAATGAGACTTTCCAACCTACAATGTATGTTACGGCTCCTCCCGATAAGTGTCAATATAAAACTCTTGATGGCGAACCTGTAGGCCATGTTAAGTTTGATGATATTCCTTCCTGTAAAGATTTTATTAAACAATATAAAAATATAAAGAATTATCCTATTTACGGGAATACGAATTATATGGTTCAATATATTTCTGAAAAATATCCTAGTAAAATTCGTTGGAATTATAATAAATTAAAGATATACACTATTGATATTGAAGTATCTGCAGAAGATGGATTTCCTGATATTCAAACAGCTTCTTCTGAAATTACTGCTATTACAGTTCACGATAGTATAAGTAATACTTATTTTGTTTGGGGAATAGGTTCTTATGTTCCACATGACGATACAAAAAATATTAATTATAATGAATGTGAAGATGAAGAAGAATTGTTAGATTCTTTTTATCATTGGTGGACTACAAATTATCCAAATATTATAACTGGATGGAATTGTAAATTTTTTGATATTCCTTATTTAATAAATCGTTATAAACATTTTGAACATTTTAAAGTTAATAATTTATCTCCGAGCGGTGTAATAAATGATAGAAGTGTTTTTATTGCTGGTAGAGAAAATTATTATTACACCATTCCGGGTATTTCAATTTTAGATTATCTTGATTTATATAAGAAGTTTACATATAAAGTTAGAGAATCATATCGGTTAGATTATATTGGTTTTGTTGAGTTAGGATTAAAAAAAGTTGCTGTTGGTGAAGTACAGGGTTATGATTTATATAAAACAAATTATCAAAAATTTATTGAATATAATATTCGTGATGTTGAAATTGTAGAAAAACTTGATGAAAAAATGAAGTTATTGGAGTTGGTTGTTACTATTGCATATGAATCTAAGATTAATTTTGAAGATGTATTTTCTCCTGTAAGAACTTGGGATTCGATTATCTATAATTTCTTAAAGAAAAGAAATGTTGTTATTCCTAATAAAGGTGAAGAATCAGATCGAACAGACTTTGTTGGTGCATATGTAAAAGAACCTCAGACAGGTTTACATAATTGGGTTATGAGTTTTGATCTCAATTCTCTTTATCCTCATCTTATTCAACAATATAATATAAGTCCAGAAACAAAAACAGATATTATTAAGGATATAACAGTTGATAAATTATTAAGTCAAGAAATAGATACAAAATTTCTTAAAGATAATAATTCTTGTATGACACCAAATGGTCAATGTTTTACTAATCAATATAAAGGATTTCTTCCACAGTTAATGGAAGATATGTATAATGAAAGAGTTGAATTTAAGAAAAAGATGTTGAAAGAACAACAAAAATTAGAAGATGGTGATTATAAGAACAAACAAACAGTAATTAATAATATATCAAGATGTAATAATATTCAGATGTCGAAAAAGATTTTGTTGAATAGTGCTTACGGTGCATTAGCTAATCAACATTTTCGTTATTATTCTCTTGAGATGGCAGAAGGTATAACGACAGCAGGACAACTAGCAATTCGCTGGATTGACAAAGGTATAAATACATACATTAACAATCTACTTAATACAAAGGAGATTGATTATGTTGTCGCCTCGGATACGGATAGCATATACGTCACGTTTGATAGACTTGTTAATGAAGTGTTTAAAAAGTCAGGAAGTCTTAATCAAACGACAAAAATTATCACTTTCTTGGATAAGATTAGTAAAGATAAAATTGAACCATTTATTAATATCAGTTATCAAAACCTTCATTCGTATGTAAATTCATACGCACAAAAGATGAAGATGGGTAGAGAAGTAATTGCTGATAAAGGTATTTGGACTGCGAAGAAAAGATATATACTTAATGTTTATGATTCAGAAGGTGTTAAGTATAAAGAACCCAAATTGAAGATTATGGGTATAGAAAGTGTTCGTAGTTCTACACCTGAATGGTGTAGAGAAAAAATTAAAGAGTTGATAGGTACCATTATTAATACAGATGAAAATACTGTATTAGATAAATTACAAGATTATCGGGATAAGTTTAAAAAATTATCTTTTGAAGATATTGCATTTCCTCGCTCTGTACACGGTGTGGAAAAATATACTTCTACAAAAAGTATCTATGGTAAAGGAACACCTATTCATGTTAGAGGTGTTTTAGTTTATAATCATC